CGTGGTTAGACATGGTATCAGCTGTAATTTTTCTCACTAAAAGTTCAAATAATATACCAGTGTTTTTGTACTTGTTATGTTTGATTTGTGCCATTTATATGGTAAATAGTTAAATACTAATTATAAATATTATCCTTATATATCTTCCCTTAAAAGATTGTCCTCGTTTAATAAATCGCTTTCTTCGTATAATTTTATTTTACGTTGAGGGAACATACCTTTTAATTGATCTTGCATTTGAAGATAAGTAATTTGTGTATTAGCATTTTCTAAAGCTAATGGAGAACCACCTTTATATGCGGTTTTAAATCCTTTTGGTTCTTCACCTGCACCACCCATTTCCTTAGTACCTAATCTATCTTTACCTAACGGGCTGTCTTGTGTACCATAAGTTGATGCTTTTTCAACTGGTCTACCTAATACTTGGTCAGGATATGCTAATTTTTTCTCATCATATCCTTTAGGCACATCACTTGCTCCGTCATATCTACCTGGGCCATAAAGTGAAGCTAATGAATGTGGTGTACCATAAGCTACTCCTGTTTTAGCTGGATCGTTTCCTTCAGTTTCAATTTGATCAATTCTAAATTTACGTTTAGCGTCTTCAATCATTAACTCTCTATATTCATCATATTGATCTTCACTAAATTGGAATATGTTATCATAAATCCAATCAGATGGAACAATTTTGTTTTGAATTAATTCAGTAGCTAATTGTGTTTTCTCTTTTAATAACGCTATTTTTTCTTGTTCATATATGATAGAAGGCGTAGTTAAAGATAATTCAAAATTAGTTAACGATTCTCCATCATATCCCTGAGCATATAAGTGAACTAATGCTATTTTTGTTAATTCTGATGTTAATATCTTTTGTATTCTTTCTACTGTACGAGCGAATCTAATATCTTCAGCAGCTAATGTAGCTTTACCTGTTAAATCTTTTTCATATCCAAAATAAGCTTTTGGAACTTTTAAAGCAGCGAATAATTTATCTCTTAAGTACTGAACATCCTCAATAGCTGCGTAATCTAAACCTTTAGTAGTTTCGATTCTAGTTGTTGCGTCACCACCCCTTACTGGAATATAGAAATCCTCTAATATGTTTTGCATATTATATTTCAAGTTATACTGACCTGTTTGAGGGTCCATATAAGGTGTTTTCTTCATTTTGTTAATAGTACGTTGCATGTAATTCTCAACCTCATTAGGTGGAATATTACCAACGTTAACAAAGAATGTACGTTTTTCAGGTGCTCTAACAATACGATGTATTAACATCGCATCTTCCATTAAAGTTAATTGTTTAAAGATTTTACGACCTGGTTCTATATAAGATCTACCATAAGGTAAATAATTGAAATCAGATAATAATCTAAAGTGAGCCATTTCAAAGTTATCAAACTCTATTTTATCATCTCTGTTTACAGATATTTGAGACATCTGTTGGAACCCTAATGGTGAAGTTGAAGTTGAGAAAGTTGGATCGTATTTGAATTTTACTTCTTGTGGTTTTTGAGGATTACTTCCTTCTATTCTAATAATTGAATAAGAAGAAAATGGTATTACATTATAAACTCCGAATTGTTCTGATATTTCTAATTTAAGATAAAAATCTCCATACTTACACATGTTACGAGCCCATGACCATAAGTTAAATTCGATGTTTAATACATCATAGAATAGATTATAAAGTATTTTTTGAATAGTTTCGTCAGAAGAACGTATTTGTAATACTTCTCCTAAGTCATTTCTTAAACAAGTTTCATCAGCTAATATATCTAACGTAGAGGCAATGATTGAATCTTGATCCATCATTTCATAGTCAGCATATAATTGTACTCTTTGTGTTGGGTAAGTGGTATCAGTATTATAATTAAAATTTAGACCACCTGTTGTAGTGTAGATTTTATTATATCTGTCAAATAATGAATTTGTCTGTAATGTACCAAGTTGTTGGATACGGTCTGTATCCATTACTTTTAATTGATTACCACCAACGTTTCTTATAATAACGTCAGTAGAAAAAATTCTCTTTAATCTACCAAATAATGAGGTATCTACCATAATGTAAATTGTATTTTATATAAATATTAAATTATCTGATCAACCATGATATATCTTCGGTCCCTCCGCGCCCGTCATCCATTTGATATGGATTTTGAGCAAATGAGTTCGCTGAATATGCTCCAGGCGCCATTTGATTAACTACTCCAAAGTTTCCTAAAGTAGCTCTTGTTAATTCGATTCCTTGTTGTCTATTTCTTAAAGCAGTATCTCGTAAAAATAACGCTATTGCAAATGCCATTACTAAATCGTCATTATAACCTGATTGTGATTGAGCCTTACCGTTTTTCCAAACGAATACTCTCAACTCATCCATTAACCTTTTAGATTGAATTATAACCGATTTTTCATGTATGTAAGATACTAATTTTGAAACACATAATGGTCTAGTTTTCATAGAAGTTGTGAATCCAGGTACCATACCTTGACCATTTTCCATTCTAGCCATTTGGTTTTCACTAGCACCTAATGTAGTATCTGCTTTAGAAGAGTAATATAAATTTCTATATCCTCTTTCAATTAATTGTTCAATTACACTCCAACCAATATTAGCGTTTTCTACTACTAATAAAGCATCATTATATTCTGTTGATATAGAAAATAAAATATTTGCAAAGTCTTTAGTTGGTATTTGTGCTTTATATTCAGCTACTTGTTTAGCAGCTTCTACATCTAAAATATGAAAAGTAGAGTAGTCAGTTCCATCACCTCTAGCGACGTCGGCTACTACCATATAAGATTTAGTATAATCTGGTGTTTCCCATATCCATAAAGCTCCATCTACTCCCCTTCTTTCCATAGGATCTGAAGTGAATGAGTCTTCATAAAAATTAAGCATGTCAGGTTCAATAACAGTATCTCCTGATGTACTAAAATCACAATCACATTCTTGTGCTGCGTGTCTTATTCCTAAGATTTCATCTTGAGCATCTCTCCATACTTGGTCTCGTTCCGGGTGAACAGTCCATGGTAAAGATAGTGGGACAAATTTATTTTCTCTAGATTGTGCTTTAGTAAATGACTTATGGAACCAGTTACCTGTACCATAAGGTGTAGATAGGGCTAAACATTGACCCCCAGTAGCTAAGGTTTGTTGTGCAGAAGCAAAAATCTCATCAATACCTTCAATAAAAGCTGCCTCATCAATAATAAGGAATGAAACGGCTTCTGATCGACCTGCATCCGCTGTTGCTCCTACTGCTTTGATTTGTGATCCGTTAGCTAAACGTAGTGATAATTTGTTATGTTCCGCCGTTTTAATCTGCATCCATTTTGGAAGCGCGTCATACGCGAACCTAACCTTGGTAACCATGTTTTTCGCTGTTTCTTGTTTAGTAGCGATACATAGAACATTTTTATCTTTCTGAAATAACATTAACCATAAAGAATAAGCTGAGGCTAATGTTGAGATACCTAACTGTCTAGATTTATTAATAATAGTATATTCGTTCTTTTGAAGTTGTATTAACACTTTCTCTTGGAACGGATAAAGATTAAACTGGATCCTACCCTTTTGAGGGTGTTGGATCCAGTAATATTTTTTCATCCAGTAAACTGGATCTTGAGCACATCTAAGCCACTCTTGTTTGATAATCTCCTTTAACGGGAGTTGAGCATTTTCAGACATAACTTATTTTTTAGTTTTTATTATAGGTCTTCTCCACCCATTAAGTCAGCAGCAGACATTTGTCTTGGAGCTGTTTTTTTCTCTAATGCTTTTTTCTCAGCAGTTAAATCTTTTAATTGAGCTACAATACCTGCTTCTTCTGGGGTACCTTTAGCTGCTTGGTATGATTTTGCTAATGATTTCATTTCTTTAGTTACTTGAGCTAATTTTTCAACTGTAGTACCTAATCTTTTGTTACCTTTAGCAGCTTTTAAAGCTTGTTTTTCCATATCCATTTCTTCTTCATCAGCACCTGCTCCCATGAATACATCAGCTGGGGCTAAATCTTTTAATTTAGTTGAATTAGATTTTGGTTTTGGATTAGTTATTTTTAATTTTGGAGAAGCATCTACTTTATTTGGATTAGCAGGTCTACCTGTTCTAA